CTTATATATTCTGATTCATCTGAAAAGACACAGTTTGGAAGCCTTATTTCCCTTATACCTATCATATATCTGAAAGCATCTATTATTTCTTCGTTTGATTTTCTCTCTATGGTACTTTCTGGCAATGTGAATAATGAAGCTTTGATATATGTGTCGCTTGGTACACTTGTAGTATCATCACGATACTTAAGCCATTTTGTTGTAGGGTCATATTTGAGACCGAGCATTGTGACGTTAGGCTTTGGCCCGTCTATCCTAGTGAACTGGTCAGCGTCTTCAAAGTTCTGATGTATCGAAAGGCTGTCAGTATTTACATTTGTATAAAAGTAATGCCCTACTTTACAAAGATACCTTGTGTCTTGTATAAATGTAAGTTCAACTCTGTCGATTGACTGAGTAGGAAATGCAAATGTGAGAACTTGGTCAAATACTTTATTCTCTGCTACTTTATAGACGTAATTGTTAGAAGCAAATACTTCACATTTCTCTAAGATAGAATAAGTACATCCTTTTGCATCTGAAAGATACGGGAGTATGCTTATCCATGAGCATACGTTTTCTGAAACAAGATTGATAACAAGTTTAAGTCTTAATATATTTTTGGAGTTATCAGCCCATGAAACACCCTCTTCATAGTCAAAACCGAATGAATTGCATGCACGTCTTGTCTTATCTGTTATATTAAATAACTCAAACTCAAACCATGTATCTTTGTTGCCGTCAACCATTGCATAAGGATCTATATGCAATCCGTCCTGTCCTATGAAATGAAGGTTGCCGTTAAGAGTGTCAACGCAATGAGTGTTGCCAGGAAATCCGTTGCTGAACTCGTCGTCTATATATACATTCGATATTCTTGCGTTTGAAGAAGATACATGATTTAAAGTAAGTATACCGTCAAAAGTATCAATAGTACATGATTTATCTGATTCATAATTGCCTACGTTGTTGAAATCGTTAAATGAATCAGAGAATATCACAACACCGTTTTCTTGGTTCAATGCAAGACTTTGCTTGATATTGTTTACTTTATTTGACAAATAGGTAAGCTGATTAGACATCATAGTTCTGCTTAATTGAGCATCAACAAAAGACTGTGAAACATAATCTTGCAATGCTTCGCAGTCTTTGATGATATATTCCATATCACTATAAGATTCGTTAATCATTGCATTGTATTCGCTTGATATAGGCGTTGTAACTGCTGGCCTATAAGTAAAGCTTGGCTTTGTCAATGATTCATAAAACGTGGCTAACATCGTTTTAATCTTATAATAATATTCTGTCTCTGTTCTTATTTCTCCATTCTTATACTTATAGTCTATAAATGCAAGCAGAGCTTTGAGCCTGTTGTCTATAGTCTTGGACTTATCTGTATATTGGAGCAGGTTACCCATAGGTCAAAACTCCTTATGATAAAAGCTTTATTATTTCCTGGCGCAGTATCAATAAAATGTCTTTAGGCATGCATTGCTGCAAAGCTGTGCTTATTATAATACTATCGCAATTATTAGTATATACATAATCATAAACAGCGTCTGCAACTTCTATTGCAGTCTTATTATCAGCCATTGCATCGTCTGCCTGCTTTATAACATTTGCCTGCGTATATCTTTCAAGATACCCGTCGGTATATTGTTCAATAGCCTCTTTAACAGAGGCTTTATTCTGATCTGTATAAGCCATATTTATTCTCCTTATTATTCAGCAGTAATAGTAACCACACAGGAATCAGACTTTGTATTATCAACAGTTGATGTAGCGACTACGGTTACATCTCCTGCTTCGGCATCAGCTGCCACGCTTATTACACCATCAACAACAGTGACTTTTTCATTAGCAACAGCAAGAGACCATGTGACAGTCTTGTTAGCCGCTTCGTCTGGAGAAGCTACTACGGTTGCTGTAAGAGTTTCTGTACCACCCTTCGCTATACTTGTGGTGCTCTTGTTAAGAGTTACGCTAGTGATTGTCACAGTAATCTCTTCTTCTTCATTCTGTTCTTCCTGTGCGTCTTCAAGTTCTTTTATTGCATTATATATAGCTCCCCTTAAATATGAAGCATAGTTAAACATCGTGATGTTCGAGCCGATAAGGTTGTATGTGCCGTTATTTAACAACGGAAGGTCATCGATTGCAGCTCTTGCATTGTTGGCTATAACATCAGCGCTTAATCCAGCTTTCATTCCAGATATGATTGCCGTGGTAGGGAAAGTAACGTTCTGTGCGTCTGTAAATCCATGTAAAACCTCTGTAGCCTTGTCGCATACAGATTTGATTTGTTCATCAGTATAAGCCATGGTTGTTCCTCCTTAATTATTTAATTGCTGGCTAACAATTTCCTTATTTCAGACATAGCGAATTTTACATTGTTAGCGGTGAAAGCCTTTACGTTTGACGTAGGCTGTAATATTGACTGGCTTCCGTTCCTCATTGTGTCATAAGAATCAAGATAGGTAGTCATTTCAAGTATAGTATTTTCAGTAGGGCTTTTTATTATCTCGTTAGCAGCATGAGTAATTTCTTGTACGTTTAAGAAATCACTGCAATATTTGTAAAGAATGTTGTGAATCTGTAACTTGTTTTCGTCACTCATAGTCATTCTCCTTTGTTAAACTTTGGAAACATATTTAGGATCGACCACGCCAGTAATAGGGCCAGTCTTTTGTGTACTAAATATATATCCGTTTATATTTTTACCTCTATAATAAAGGATAGATTTCTTTACCCATGAAGGTATCTCTTTGCCATTATAATAAGTAGATTCACGGCTTATATTAATTCTATCACCAATCTTCAATTCTGTCTTGTCATTATTTTGTTTTTCTGGCTGTTTGATAACCCTGTCAAAAATACTTGGACGATTATTCTGTTTACTCGATTCTACTTCATTAAGGTTATCAAATCTTGTAAGTTTGTATTTCTTGACAATATTCATGTTTGTATTTACATATGATTTTGAAGTAGCGTATCCACATTGTTTTAAAGCTTCGAGATATTTCTTAGGTGTATCTGCATTACGTACTATATTATAATTAGGAATGGAGATAAATTCATAATATCCTTTAACTCCATTTTCCATATTGGTAAACTCAAACCATTGGTCTGTAATAGGAATATATTGTCCGTTATCCTGTTGTTCGGAACCGCCGTCAACGAATGTTCCAGAAGCTGAAGGACATCTGTTTTTTCGATATTTAAGACCAAAGTAATTATGATGCTGTGCTTTATAACTAGTACCAAACGCTGATTCACAGCAAGCCTGTGCGATAACAGGACTAGCTACAAGATATCCTCTTGATTTTGCCTCTCTTTGGATTATAGGGGCAATATCATTTATGAAATCCTGTATCTGTTTTTCCGTAACCATAGAATATCTCCTTTCGTTCTTAGTTTCATCAATATTTTAAATGATAAAAACTTAAGTTGCAAGCAGGTTATCAAAGCCCAATTTTTGAAGTAAATGATAAGAATTAGAGTGTTTTAACCATCCTTTAGTTGAAGCGATTTGTTGTTTTAATTTTTCAATATTATAACACTGTATTTTTCTTATTTTATTAAATTTCTTTTTTATACGTTTTACTGTTGATTTTCTCATTAGAACGTATTTGCCAAAGTGACGATATCCGCAAAAATCAACACCTTGCTTAGTATTGAAAATGTTCGACTTTGAAAATTCAAGCTTAAGCTCTGTTTCTAAAAATAATTTTATCTTATATCTACAAGAATTCAAGTATTGCTTATTATTTGAAAATAGCATGAAATCATCACAATATCTTTCATAAGCACCACATTTGAGATTATGTAGAACAAAATTGTCAAGAAATGATAAATAAAAGTTTCCAAACCACTGCGATGCAAAATTACCTATAGGACAATTTGTATCGCCATTAAACGAATATATTATATCATCTATAATGGCTATAAAAGATTTATCTTTGGTTATGCGATGAAATTTGTTTGACAGGATATCATGATTTATTGAAGGATAAAATTTTCTAATGTCACACTTAAGACAGTATTTATATTTTCTGACATATTCTGAACATTTAATGCTTGCTGTCAGCTGGCCACGACCTTCTATACATGAGAATGTGTTTTCTATAAACAGATTTGTCAAAATGGGTTTTAGTATATTTATTAATGCATGCTGTACTATTCGGTCTGGGGAAAATGGAAGTATATATATTTCCCTTTTCTTTGGTTCATATATTGTTTTACTTCTATATGGTGACGTATGGAATTGTCCAGAGATCACAAGTTGCCTTACTTTTTCAAGATTTTCTTCTTTATTCTTTTTAAATTCTATTATCTGCTTTTGTTTGGATTTTCCTTTGATAGCATGCTTATAAGCAAGCTCAAAGTTTTCTTTTGAAATAAATTTTTCCCAAAGATGTTTATATGTTTTCATAAAATTAAAAAGAGGAACTGTCACTTATAAAGTTACCGGAACCTCTTTTTCTCCGTTTTGTATTCTGGCGTTTTATGCCAACGATACAGAATCAGCCGACTATAACAGTTTCAGGAGTTTGACTTGCGTCATAGTCGTATCGACCTGCGAGAACCATAGTTGTCATTGACATTAGAACGGTGATTGTTCGAATTACGTGCTCGTGACCTGCAAGAAGAACTGTTATTCCAGTTACCTCCAGCATGAACAACTAGCCTATATCCTGTATCATTAGTATAATAATATATTATTATCAGTTTGTCAATATTCGGCTCGACCCGCGAGAACCACAGCCGCCATAGACACTAGAACGGCGATTGCTCGAATCACGCGCCCGCGACCCGCAAGAAGAACCGTTACTCCAGCCACCCCCAGCAAGAACAACATAAGGATCTCCGTATTCCTGTCCAAATGAGGCATTCTGATCTGTAGTAACCCATGCAGTTCCGCCAACTGGCCCTATATCTCTGAGCCATTGCCATAGGTATCCACACATTTCTTCACAGCCGATGGCACTTATCATTCGTCTATTGTTTGTATCCTTATGACCACCTACAGTAGTCGCATCAGCAGTTCCATATATAGATGTTTTTTCATTAGAGCCTAAAGCAGCAGAAGTGAATTCATTGTCAGAAAGACATTCCTTACCTACCATTCTGAAATCTTCAGCATGGTTGTATGGCTGTCTTGAAACAGTATGTGTCTGATTATATTTTGAACGTGTGTTATGTCCAGTCCCAGACTGCAAATAAATATCTATTGCTTTATGCGTATCCCTATCATAAACCATTGCGTCTTCATAAAGACATTTAGGATACCAGTTTAAACAGAACACTGATTCTGGCAGGATATCACCAGCTTCGAATCCAGACAATGGATGATCTATTGTGACTACATCATACTGGGCTTGTGTGGTTACAGACTTGACTTTTTTATTATAAAAGGCATAAAAGTCTGGATCTTTTTCCTGTATGTAAGATTTTATCAAATAATCAGTATTGGTTGTATAGCCAGAAGATGGAGGAGCTGGTGCTATCATAGTAACATTTGAACCTACACTGACACAAAGAGTATGGAATCGTCCTATAGTTATACCAGTATTAAGCTTGCTTGTGTTTGTAGTAATCGTTCCGTTATCGGCAAGATTCACGAAATAATCTGTGCCAACAGTTGAAATACTGTTTGCAAAATCTATTTGTGTGTCTTCTGTATATGTAATATATGTGCCATTTGATTTTTTAATGGACGTGCCTGCTTTTATTATAAGACCTTTTTTGTTTGTTGGATCAAACCGAAGCCATCTATCATAAGGACTTTCAACTGTTTTATATCTTGATATAGTTTCGCTTGCACCACAGCCAGAATAGTTTACTTCATTTAATAATACTCCAGGCATTATTATTTCCTTTCTATAAATAAAATATTGTTATAATGTAGTAAATTCAAGCCTATAACTGTTCAATATAGGAGTAAGCCAATTATCATGCTTGGTATTTCTTCTTAGTATAGCTTTGACTCTTATCTGTGAACCAAAACTTGGATAGCTTATCTCTATCTTTTGTTTAGCTGTAATAGGCTTGTTAAAGTAAATATATCTTCCATTAGTATAATACTGTATTTTATTGGTATTTGCAATGAAGTTCTTGAAGCTGTCTGCCGTATTGAATTTATTGGTCACGCATTCTATAGAATCATCTGATAACGCACTTGCAGTGTTCTGGTTATATACATGGTTAGTGGTTATATCTATAACCTTGACATATGTCATTGTATCGCTTGGTCTGTTACGATCATAATACGGGTGTTCATCAAGCCTATAACAAGCTGCTCCAGTACCCATTATCTCTTGGAAAGTAGTGTTAGGTTTTGGATTGGTTTCGTTTATAAGTGTTATTTCTTTAGAAACATCCATAGGCATATATGATACGGTATATACGGCGAAATTATCAAATCCAGCTATCTCTACAGCTATTGCATCGCCATCATCATCATATCTTAATATATAATCAGCATCTTCTGTAAGTATCACATCGTTATAATATACTACTGGACGTTCCATTCTAGTAGTTTCGTTACCGTTTGAATCATAGGTTATTATATTTCCGCATACAGCCTTATGCCTGAGATAGCAATATGCATAATCAAGCTGTAACAGCTCATGATATATATAATCTTTATTCGAGGGACATATAGGTATCCAGTCAGTGTATTCTGGATTGCTCTTGGTAGTTACATAGAATTCTATATCCGTAAGTATCTGGTTGTCTGTTGACATAGGGTGCGTCTCATCTGATATTATTTTTATCGTATCTATGGAATCATCACACTCTATAACTTTAGACACGAATATGCCAGTCCTCTGAAATTCAGAGAAGCAAGGAGCTATATTATAAAAGCCATAATTATATTGGTATTTTGTTATAGGCAAATATTTTTCTTCGTTTGATATTATTAGGTTATTAATATCAATAGATTTTTTAGAGACCATTTTATTATTAATATATTTCCATATATTACTTTCAAATGCTCTGTCTATATACAATGGCTGGAATACAGTTGAATTATCCATTGATACTTTATCATTAAGTTCATAAGTGGCGTTAAACCATAGTTCATTTTTGAACATCTGGTTTGTAGAAAGCATATAAGTATCTTTAATAAAATGTATCTGATTGATTAATATAAATAATTTTTTACATGTAATAGTTTTAAAATGAAAAGCATATTCTTTATTTATACTTGTTCCAGATAAT